AGAAATTCGCAGGAGAGGTAATGACGGTCTTCGATGAGAAAAACATCATGAAGCCGTTACATACCATTAGAACTATTTCTAAAGGTAAATCGGCGCAGTTCCCAGTAATCGGAACAGCGAACGCAGGATACTATACCCCCGGTACGGATATCCTAAGTGTTAATGAGGATAAGAACCTCGCAGACGGAGCCTCAACCACTACTGGTTTGGGCAATGGTAACGCAGGGCTTGGTCAGGCTGGTGGCTTGAATCATATGCAGCAAACTGAGGTACTCATTCACATTGATAAGATGTTGATGTCTTCGACATTCATTTCATCTATTGATGAGTTGGTGAGTCACTTCGATGTTCGCGCTCCATATACCCATCAACTTGGTGAGGCTTTGGCCAACGCCTTCGATAGGAATGTGTTGCGTGTTGCTGTCAAGACAGGTGCTAAGAACGGAACGGGGGCAGCCCTTCTTCCTTCTGACGCATGGATAACTGATCAAACCAAAAGGGGTTCGGTTGTCTATTGTAAAAAGTCTACTCCAAGTGATCCCGTTAACACGGCGAACGCTGGTGAGACTTTGGAGGACTTGCTCCGCGAAGCTCCTAAAGCTGAAGCCATTCGGAATGCTCTCTTTGAGTCTGCCCGTTTGTTGGATGAGAAGGATGTTCCTTCGAGTGATCGCTACGCCATCATAACTCCTGCTATGTACTACGAGTTGGTCAACAACTCTAGTAACACAGATGTTGTTAACTCTGTTATCAACAAGGATGTTGGTGGAGAAGGTTCAATCGCTGCTGGTACGGTTGCTCGTGTCGCGGGTATTACGCTCCTGACTTCGATGCACATTCCGAAGGCCGATGAAACTGGTGTCTTCAACCGCTGGGATGGTCAGACAGGTAATGATTACCGTCAGAACACCAGTAAATGTGCGGGACTCGTGTTCCAGAAGGGTGGCTTCGCTACGTTGAAGCTGCAAGACTTGACAATGGAATCGGAGTATCTGATTGCTCGTCAGGGGAACCTGTTTGTTGCCAAGTACAGCATGGGTCATGGGCCGTTACGCCCTGAGTCTGTTGTTGTTTGGTCTGACAGCGTTCAACCTAGTTAATAATCATTGGGGCGTCCCCTCGATGGGAGGGGGCGTTTCCTTTATTTTGTTATGGCTTACGGGGTGCTTACATCGAAGCTGGAGGCAGTAAATCAAATGCTGTCTACTATAGGGCAGGCACGGGTTGCCTCTCTCCAAACTTCAGGCGAAGCTTACGAGGCACAGAAGGTTTTAGAGGAAGTTGATAAGGCAGTCCAAACGGAGGGGTGGCACTTCAACCGATTCTTTGACGAACCCCTCTCTCTAGGTACAGCTACGATTGGCTGCATCATTTCAGAGCAACCCTCAACTGCGGTCAACACGGTGACGCTTGGCGGCAGCACCGCCGCTCAACATTTTTTAGAAAAGGGAGAAGCAATCGCAATCGACAGCATTGCTAATACAGTAGAGACCGTTAACAGCGATGGTATTTCCTTTGTGGCAGGGACGGCTGCAAGCGGTCAAGTTCTTAGGTATAGCCAACGTATAGCTGCGCCTACCAATGCGCTACAGCTTGACACTAGCCTGAGCAGCTACTCAAGTCTTGATCCTATTGTTCGTGGAAGATTTCTTTATGATAAATATGATGGGACATACCAATTTACTACTGACCTTAAGGTTAACATTGTTTACCAAGTAGCCTTTGAACAGGGTGATGAGGGTGAGCCAGCGTTGCCAGAACATGCTCGTCGATTCATTACGATGCGAGCCTCAAGGATTTTTGCACAGAGATATGTTGGTGATCCTCAGTTGTTACAGTTTGTAATCCAAGAAGAGAGAGATGCGTGGACATCGTTTGTGCAGATCGAAGGCGAAACTGCCGACCACAGCATATTCGGTTCGGCTCTAGCCTACTATACGGTGGAGCGTAACACGACATCGAACGTCAATCCAGTAGGGTCTCTTTATAGGGTTGTAAAATAATGCCTGTCACCAAGTATGCAGTTACTAATTTGTCACAGGGAGCCAGCCAGCAGGCAGAGTCCCAGCGATTTCCTTCTCAGGCTACGGAACAAATCAATGGTTACTCGTCCCACATCAAGGGACTAACCAAGCGTCCTCCCATAGAACATCTAGGGGCAATCGACAAGATTACCACCTCGACTCTCTCTCCCGCTCAGGACTCCTTCTTCCACCTAACGAGCAGAGACAGGCAAGAGCAGTATGCCGTAGTGATAAACAAGGGTGGGCTAAGTATTACCACCACGAGCATTGATACCACCACATCATTACCTTTTGGGGAAACCGGTATCATAGGGAGTGCCATTGTATATCAAAACTCTGACACAGAGGATAACACTCCCTTCTTTACTGCAGGCCAAGTAGTTCAACTGTATGCAACGGAAGGTAGAAGCTCGCTCGTCAAGGGGATTACACTAGGTAAGACTTATTATGTTCATAGTGAAGGACAGCAGGGCCAAGTTGGAGACAACTACTGGAGATACATCCGCTTAAAGGAGACCAAGGATGCCTCTGTCGCTACAGCCCACCCTGATGTTGGTGGTTACATAACATTTGGACAGATAGAACTCACCACCCCCGCAATGGGTACGTCTACTGTTAGTGGTGATGAATATAAGGCTGGCTTGTTGGTGGAGTCGGTGCGAAGAGCCAACGGGTCTTGGATTGACGGTGTGATAACTGTGCGGTTTGGGAGCACCACCAGCGCACAGGGTAACGATTATACAGTCGGCGATCAGATTAGGTTCAGGGACTTAAACACAGAGACCTACATAGGAAGCCAGCAAATTCCAGTATTTGCTAAGTATGTCCTGACTAGACCTTGGGAAGACTACCTTCTCACGCAGCCTGCAAAGACAATGGGCAACACAGCCCTGCGTACCGCTGAGAAAGAGAATAAGTTTTGGCTGATGCAGGGGGGACAGTTCAGGTCATCCGATTTCGACGGCTATCGAATAGATGGGGATCAACTAAGGCACATTGATTCTTATAAGGAGAAGTATGCGAAGGGCCATACGCAACATGATTTCATTGGGTGGTCTGGTGCAGTTGACTCTGCCGATGCTACCGCACAGGTGACGCTTGATGGGGATGAGATTGAGTGGGTTACCGTAGGTTCTAATACTCTGGACTTTCGTACTCTGTTCTCTGAGGGCCAGCTTATCAAACTGGGTAGTCATGTTAACGCACCCCGTAGTATTGTAACAAAGGTGGAAGAGCATAAGCTCACCCTTGCAGAAGCCCCTTATACTGCTGGCGGCGATTACACAGACAGCGATGGTACTAACTTCAACCTGTACTACTGGTCTACCCTATCCACCAAAAAGGTGCGCCTGTTCCATGTGTCGGACTACCGACCTACTACAGTTGGAACAGCAACAACCACTTCGACAGCCCATGTAGGGAACGCTCCAGAAAGTTCAATCTTTTATGTGGTGAAAGAAGGGATTGGCCCTTATGTATTTGATTTGAAAACCGGGGAGGAGTACCCCATCGAAGTAGATAATTCGCGGGGAAATCCTTATGATTATTTATCTCACACTACAAACCCAAAGAAAGATTTTGAAGCGGTAACCATAGGGGACACTACCTTCATCGCAAACAAGACTGTCTCTGTGAAACCGGGAGGGTTCGCTCCAAACCGAGAGAGGTACGAGGCGTTCATTACTGTTCGACAGGCTGACTATGGTAAATACTACAGGATAAATGTTGGAGACGAGGCTGTTAACCACTCGTTGAATCCCGGCGTTACTTTTGAAGAGGAAACAGATGAGACACCTGCCTCAAAAACTAAAGGATTTCTCTATGGAGCAGACGGGGCAAACGCAAACTCTACGTCTCGGAAAGTTATATGTATTCGGCGAAGGACAGCGGGAGACTTTAACAACTGGTCACTACGGTTTACTCAAAACTGGCACTTCTTTTGGGATCCTGCTGGCGGCTGGGGTACGACAGAAAATGTTCCTCAAGGTGTAACGGCTGGTAGGTCTACTCCAC